GCATCACGGGCTGATGCTGATTGCGCTGCTCCCATATCTACTAATAATCCTCATTATTTGCTCTCCCCTGTAAACAGCGCCGTCCCCTTTGCAATCAAGGCTGTCAAAATCCCCTGATTATCCGGGCCATTCTGTAAAGGCGGATTTGCGATCGGTACCCGCCTTTCATAGGACCCACTCGCCGGAAGTTCGTCAGCAGAATCCTTCGGGGTAGGGATCGGCTCCGCAACCCCTTTCGCCCCCGCCGGCTGAACACGGCGCGCCGCCCCCGCCTCATCGAGTTTTGCAATCTGTAAGTTATCCAATATGTCGGGAGATTCGAGCACGCCCGTTATCATCGACGGAGGCTGCTGCTTATTCGCCGCAGCCTCAATACGCTGATGAATCGATATCGGGTCCTTCGCCTGAAATCCCTCGCTATATCCAACAGGTTCCTGTCGTATAGGCGCCGGCGCCATAACATTATTAAACTGAAAGAGGACAAAGCTCCCAATCAATACACCCACGGCCACATGTATTGATTTTGTGACCATATAGGCTACCACAGCAATCGCCGTCGTAACAAGCAGATAGTTCCGCTTATAACTCACAAGGCCGTATAAAAAAAAGACCGCCAATAAAATCACTTCTACTCCCATCTTCGGTACCATTCTTTTCTAATACCGGTCAGCATAAAAGTTGCTGCGTGTTACAGCCAAGTGCTTAATTTAAGTACTTGGCTCTAATGGCTAGAACTTAAAGTCACTCCAATTACATATTGAGAAGCGGTATAATGATCCGCTGTAAGACCCAAAAGGATCCTCCTGCAGACGCCGATTTCAAGAGAAGCCCCACCATCGTGAGCTGACCCGTAGGCAAAACGGACCACGGCAAATAATGGGCAAAGAGAAAATTCACAACCGGGAGTGAAAATACAAATACGAGAAGCGCGACCAAAATCGGGTTCTTGAATTCTTCCGTAAGTTTTCCAACCAATGACTTACGTGCACGAGGGGGCGGGGGAGGCGCGGCAGCGCTAGGAGCAAACGGGGCCGAAGGGGCATAGGGCACTCCGTGCATCGCCGCAGCAAAATCTGCCGGGGTAGGCTGCGATCCGCCAATAACATGCGCCGTCTGCGGCCCTGCATCCATAACGCGCGTATTCATTGCCGTATTGGGCATAGGGTCCATAATCATGCCCTGGCTAGAAGGAATTCCTGGAGCCGGGGGAGGAGGCCCACCCCCGGAATTCATTTCACGCAGAATTTGATCCACCAGATCGCCATCTTTGCTCGGCGTAGCCGAATCGAGATCTGTGAGCAACGTACTCATTTCTGTATGGTTTTCGGGAAAAATCGCGCTAACAAGCCCGCGCGGAAGGCCCTAAAACGGCCGAAAAGGTTCAATAATATCTAGGCCTGAACAATCCACTGGATTCGTCGAGAATTTATAGCATTTCGCCCCAATTTGATAGGGTCCCTTCGTCACTTCATCCGCCGACGGCGCCTTTTTTGTAACACATTCGCCAGGCTTACATGACGGCTTCAAGACGGCGACAATTCCCATGCCGAGAATAGCGCTCCAAATCACATTAAACGTATTCGAATGCAGAAAGGTAAACAATCTTCCCATTACTATTTAGATGCTCACACATTTTCGACTAATACCTTTCTTAGTTGGGCTATTATTCGGCTATATAGTTCTGGTATGGTATAAGCCGCCGCCAATCATAACATATGAATATCCTCATCCAGATAACCTACAACATCGTATTTACAAAGATACCAATGGTGTATGTTATTCCTATTCTGCCGCGGAGGTGAATTGCGATGAAAATGAATCGACTCTGCGTCCATATCCTATTCAGGGTTAGGGCCCCGCCCTAGGCTTGAAAACGAATCCCTTCTTCTTTTGAGCACCCATGATAGCCCCCTGTTTCGCCGCCGCCTGTTGCTCCTCTGTTATGACGCTTTGCTTGGGCCCAACATTGCTGACCCCTGCAAGGCGCGAGGTCCCTTCGCGGAATTGTGTCCGTAGTGTTTCCAGGGCAGACCCTACGGCATTCTCGCCCTTCCACGTGGAAGCATCATCTGTCGCCTCTAGACCCACTCCCGCGGGTGCATCATAGACAAACACCAGCGCATCTGTTCCCGTTGAAAGAAGCCGCGTCTTCAGCTGCTCATGCTGTTCAAACAGGGCCGTATATATCATCATCCAGGTCCCCTTTGGATCCTTCACCTGGGTCTTAATATCCTTCATATATCGTTGTATGGTTCCTCCATTGCGCGTCCCCAGAAGTTTCTTCTGCAGATCGGCATGTTTCGCTGCATCAATATCCCCCATATTGAATGCCTCCAACTCTCTCGCCACTTCATACGCCTGGAAGGCGCTCGAATATTTCCCGTTCTCCGTCGTGAAGTCCACAGGCCAAAAGGGGCTGAACATATCATTTTCTCCACTACCCTCCTGGAAAATCATCCGGGCATAGCGTCCATCTTTGAGGAGTCGGCGCGGCTCCACTACCTGATCCTTCTTCGGCTCTACCACCGGGGCATCTGCTGCAGCCGTATAAGCACCTTCAAATGTATAATAGGGGTATTCGCGTGTAATCATTCGTATGAGCTCTTTTTTAAAGGGATCGCCTCTGTTTGGAAACAATTTGCGTGTTTCATGCGGCTGATCGAAGAGCACATCTCTCACTTCTGGATTCGGCAAGATCTGGATGCTGCGCTCTCCATACCGCTTTCGTGATAGGAGCATGTCGGCCTCGACCATTGCTTTTTGTGCTGCCAAGTAGGGCTGAACCTCCTTCGTAGACAAATACTCCTCCTTCGCCTTTCGCAGGGCTTCCAGAGTGGTTTCATAGGTGCCTTCAGCGGCAGCAATATCCTCTAGGCGTGTTTGATCACGACCTTCTTTGAACTCCGTGTTATGAGGCACATAGGTTCGAAGAGGGATCGTTTCCGTAATAGTGCCACTCTTGGAATATATGACCAGATCACCCTTTTCATCATAGGTATATGCATCCTGATTCCCCTCTCGTTTCTTAAAGAAGTGTTTGATGCGTGAAGCCTGATCTTCGGTGTAAGTATCCATATCCTCTCTTTTATATAATAACACCAAATATAAAGCTATGCGATAGCTTTGTATTTTGCACTGAAGTCTGGCCCCCCTTATTCCTCCTCTTCATCGCGGATAATAGGCGGCGGCTTGTCGCCATAATATATATATTCAGGCGGCCCCGAATCGTCGGAGCCCTTCAAAATATAATATCCAGGCTGCACCACGCCATTCGACTTCTTCTTTGGACGGGGCTTTACAGGAATAGGTTCGATCTCGGTTGTCACCGCCGGGGTTGTAACCGCCGCCGCCACGGCAATTGCGGAAGTGTATTCCTGCAAGAGAAGCAGCGTAACAATATACGAAATCACTGCCCATGCGATACAAAACATCCAAAAGGGGAATATGGTGTGCTCGGAAGAAATTGTTCCAAATTCCTTCCAGTTTCCATTCGAATGAAACATAATCGATGGTCGTAGCAATAAAATTCCCGATATTCCTAATAAATATAAAATGGCACTCAGGAGAAGTGTCCTCATTCCTGATGTATATAGCTAAAATATCTAATCATCGGCTTCCTCGCCAACATCATATCCGTCCTCATCACCGAGCTCTGGGGCGCCCTCGGGACCACCACCTTCGGGTTCAAGACCCTCTGGCTGGAAATCGGTGAAACCCATCTGTAAGCGCTGTTCCCGATCTTTCTCCCATTGTTCCGGGCTATATTTTCGAACATCCTTGCTCGTAATTGCCCACTCACCGAGCCCCAATTTCTTATACATCTTCTCCATGTTCTTCTCCCCCTGTGTTTTCCCTTCAAAGCGCCGAATAAACAGATTCTTCTCATCCTCCGCCCTCTTTTGTATATTTTCGCGAATTTGTTCCGCTGTGAAATTCGGCGTTTCCTCGTGTAATTTTACAATACATGAATCCACGATCGTTAGCGGCCCCTTTGACCACATATCATCTATTGGACCAACATCCGGATTGATAAAATCGTATAAAATTCCCCCAATGAGAGCGGTTGTGATATAGGGTAGGCCGACATTTCCTCCTGGAAAGGAGGAAGAGCGTATATGGACCTTCAATATATTGAGAGCCTTATTCAAACGCTGTATTACTATATCCAGACGTTCGAGTGTGCCTCCCTTTATGCGTGCAGCCAAATCGGCCTTAAAGGACACGTGTTTTTTAAACATTTCATTGATGGAGTCTATTGCGCCTGATCCCACATCGCCTGCATCATACCTAAAATTATCGCCCTTGAAATTATATTTGAGACGCTGAAATGGAACCAGAAAGTAGGTGCGAATAAATTCCACAATTTGTTCCGGATTTGTTTTTAAAAGATTTTCTATAATTTTCCTACGCGACTCTCTCAGTTTTAATTCCATCGAGTCCAAAATTTCTCTGGATAAATTCGAGATGGGACCATATGCTCCTGTCAGTTCCACTTCATCCGGATTCTCAGGCAATTTCGAAATTTCCGCGATCGTTTCCGTAATTGCCTCCTTCCATCCCTCAAATGCAGGGAATTCCTGTAGATCCTGTAATAATTTCATCCCTGCAACAATTTCCCTCTTCTTTTCAGGCTCCACAAGAAAGGCCCTGTGAGATGCATCAATCAATTCCTGGAATGTATTGTCCGTGATTTTCACATCCTGCGTTTCCAAAGCCACCTTACCCGCCGTTACGGAGGCCGCCAGCTCCTCATTGTATTGTTTCACCAGTTCGCGTGAAAGCGGCATGGATGGCTGAACCATGTAGGGGCTCTCCGGAAATTCGAATCCGCAATTCATACAGGTATTTGTGTAGCCAGGTTCGTGTTGAAAGCCTATTTTGGCCCCCTTGTAGCACACATTCAGGAAAATTTTATAGCGGACATCCTGTGGAATTTCCACTTCCATATCCTGTAGTGGCCTCGGTTCAAACGGGATCGCCAAATGAGATTGGATGGGTCCTCGGGGCGGCTGTTTTATTGGCAACCTCGCCATTGCAGACACATTCTCCCTCCAAAATTTACCCGGTTCCTGTATGGGAATATAGCAACATGTAGATTCGGCCAGGCGATCCCCTTTTACATAGGTGCCGTTCTCTTTTGCAAACTGATGTGCCTGTAGAATCCAGGCCCGAACAATCTGCTTTTGACTCGCCGCCTCAGGAACGATCGGCGCCTCTTCATTATTATAGGGGAATGGGGCGAAGTGTTCCGGAATTTTCTCCGGAAGTTGATCGGCGTATTTAATATCTCCATACACTTCCCTGAGTTGGGCGCGTTTTAGAGCGAGTTGTTGTTGAACGGATGTTTGTGTGAGCAGACCCTTTAGGGATGCTTTCATACGCGTTAGAATCGTATCCTGCCTCTTCGATTCCGTCTGGCGCATCCAATCCGTAACACTCCATGGCTCCTTCTCCGTATCATTCACACGGGATACTGCACAGGCAATATATTCCATTCCCGTTAGATCGGTTTCATCTGTTCCAATAGGAATGCCGCTAAATCCCGCCTTGCAGCCATCCATCTTATAGCGCATCACGTAGCCTGGTATGCTGGTTTGAATTTCGATCAAACAATTCGTTGCAGCTGCACAGACCAGGACTTGATTATAATTCGCCAAGTAATCAAGCACCTTTCTCGTCCCTGCAAGTTTCTTATATTGCTCTTGATCAGGCTGCCGCGCCATTTCCCCATCCACGCGCTCTACAATTCGTTTATAGGCCTTATTATCGGGCTGAATTCCCACCATATCGAAAATTCGCCGTGCAGTCTGGTAATACTTATTTAGCTTATCGCCCTTAAATTCGAGCTCCTCTTCCTTTGTTTCCGTCAAAATAGCATCGAGCTGTTCCTCTATATCCTCATCCCCCGTCTTCATAGCGGCCCTTCCTGACATAGGAACGCCATCATCGCTATATTCCATCGATTTATCGAAATCGAGCTCTGAAATGGGCTGACCGCAATTATTACATATGTATTTACCACAGAATTGTCCGCCATTATATTCCAAAATAATTTCCTTGTGAATGGTGGCCTTTTCCTTTGGATGGAGGTATTCTTGGAGGAGAAGAAATTCGTGATAGCATGCCAAATGTTGGTTGCATATGGAGCATTCCACCCATTGTCCCGCGCGACCCTTTTTGAATTTCGCCAAATACTTCGAAAAGAGGAGCATGCGTTCCGTATCATCTTTCACGCGCTTGATTTGCGTATAGCTTTCGACGTGAGGGCATTTATTCGGTGTAGGAGGCTCCCCCGCCATCTCGCGCTTCAAGGTTTTCTGTAGGGCATCCCTCAGTGCCTCCAAGAACTGGTCGCGGACTTTGCGATTCCGCTCCCGCGCCAATGGAAAGGGGACTTGCGACATCGTTGCCAAGAGAAGATCGGCGGATTTGTTCCAAAGATAGGCAAAGAGGGCGATATCATTGTTTTTATAGGTCGGTATGGAGGATAAAAATCCCTTCTCTTCCTCCTTTAAGATGGGTTCGCCATTCACGAGACCCAGCAATTCTGCATAGGGCTTTTCACCCAGGAAATTATTCTCCGTGGTTTTTATATCTGACATCGCCTTTTGGGATGCAGCACGCAGTTCTGTGATATATTGTTTTATGAGTGCCCTATACATATTAATTTTGGTGACTAGAACCTCCTGTTGCTCGACATTGAACTCCGTCTGTGAGAGTCCATAATTCGCCAGGGCCACAAAGACATCCCCCAGTCCAAGAGGGTACAGGGCTTGATTGACAAGCCAGGATTCCAGGGGGATACTTCCGTTCGTATTTCCGCCCTCGCCGATCGACACAATGCCACCTGCATAGGGCTTATCGGGTATTCCGTTTAGACGTGTAATAATATCATTGAACGAGAGCATGGGCGTATGACTGCTGGCAATATCATTGGCTACTCTTCCAGAACGGATTGTTCCCAGATGGGCCTGGACCGAAAGGGGGAAAATGAGCGTATTGACTATGCTGCCTTCTTCCGGATTTTCCACGCGTTTTTCACTGGGATCTTTCGAATGGAGTCGGGTGCTTCTAGGCCCCAGGCCACGTAAAATACCGGAATGGATCTTTTGAACAGACTCGGATGTTACAAGCATTTCTTTATCTGCATCGAGTTTGGGCAGTCCATCGACAACCGGCGTATCGGCTTCTGGTAGAGGGGCGCGCAGAAATTCGCTATCGCGTTGGAAAGTGATATTCTCCTTTTCCGTCGATATATATGGCGCCCAGCTTTTATGATAACTATGGAGAGTTTCCCAGGAAGTAAACCAGTTAGGAAGATCTTGGCTACCAGAATTTCCTCCCAGTTGCGTATCCATATATTGAATCGTCTGTTTGACAACATCGCTCAAATATTTGATATCAACATCTGCATCGGGAATTTCAGTTGCATCCTCTGTATCATCGGGAGTATGATCTAGAAACAGGGCGCGCTTCACTTTCATAACGGGACGCATTAAGGGAACGGATACGGAAGCAAGAAGATCTGATATGAGGGGGAAGGATGTCGGCAATAGTCCAACTGGCCTTCCCGTTTTAGGATCATAGTATATGACGGAATTGCGCAGGGCCAACATTTGATCAATGAGTGTGTGGGCCTCGCGCTGAACATCGGGATTTCCCCGCGCCTCTACACTTTTCATATTAATCATATCGTACAACATCTCCCCCTTTTGCGTACTATCGGGATATAGGCGGTCAATCACGGCGACTTCTACGATGCGGCTTGCAGCTTGCCGGCGGGACTCCTCGATCATTTTATCGAGATCATCCTCCTCTCCTTCGTCCTCCTGTGAAATATCCTCTTGCTCTTCCTCTTCCTCTTGTTCATCGGCGAGCTCCTCCTCTGTATCTCTCACGCGCATGACGGCAAAGGGCAAATCTCTTGGGATACCCTTGTTTTCGAAGAGGATTTCCAGTGGGGGGTCCGTGGCATCTTTGGGCTGTAGGGTTATTTTGTCATTCCGTTCATCCACTGCAAGAATGGAATAGACCGGGCCCTCTTCCCCTGTTTCCGTAAATGTCTCCACATTACTGCCGGCATGTGCGTCGATTTGTGCAACAAATGCCGGATTGGTTCGTTTTGCATCAATAAGGCAGTTTTTAACCTCTAGATCTGGGTCAAACTCGTCATCAATAATGGGAATATCAACGATTCGATCTGAGACGCCATTTGGTAGAACGCGCATAAGAGTGTCATCGATGTAATACACGCGGCCGTATAATTTATCATGTTTACCTCCTTGGATATAAATGGTATCACCGAGTTCAATATCTATATCATCTGTGGGGCTCTCTTTTTTTTCTACGGATCTTACGGATCCGTCGGAGGCGTTTTGTTCTTCTTCTTCTGCACTCATCTGGTCTCCCTATCGGCTAGGCTGAAAATAAGCGGTGAGCGAAAGGCGTATTTTAAGTGGGTCGGGGAGCTTTTCCAAAATCCGGTCTAAAACCCGTGCACCTATTCTAGTTAGAAATGACGGAAGGTACTTCTACGTATGTGATTGGCTGCGATCTTGCCACCTGCATGTCCATGGTAGCGGTATGGAAGAATAACGGCGTGGAGATCATTCCCTCTGAGACCGGTAATCGCAGTGTTCCTTCCGTCGTTAGTTTTGGAGATGAGCGCCTTGTGGGGGAGGCGGCGAAGACACTGAGTGCAACCAATCCCATGAATACTATCTTCGATGCAAAGCGCCTGATCGGTCGCAAGTTCGATGACCCCATCGTTCAGCGTGATATGAAGCTCTGGCCCTTTAAGGTGGTCGATGATGGCCAGAATCGCCCCCAGATCGTCCTGGATGATGGAAAGAAGTACTATGCTGAGGAGATCTCAGCGATGGTTCTAGGAAAGCTCAAGCAGATGGCCGAGTCGTATCTCGGGCAGGAGGTGAAGGATGCCGTGGTGACAGTTCCCGCCTATTTCAACGATGCACAGCGGCAGGCCACGAAGGATGCCGGCCGTATCGCTGGGCTGAATGTTCTCCGTCTTCTTGCCGAGCCCACGTCGGCCTGTATCGCCTATGGCCTGAACAACACCACATCTGGTTCCAAGAACGTGGTGATTTTCGACCTGGGTGGCGGCACGTTCGACGTGTCCCTGCTTCAGGTGGAGGACGGCATTTTCGAGGTGCGGGCGACCAGCGGTGATACCCACCTGGGCGGCCAGGATTTCGACAATCGTGTGGTGGAGTGGGCCATGGAGGAGTTCAAGCGCAAGAGCAAGATTGATATTCGTGGAAACTCGAAGGCGATTGCGCGTCTGCGTCTGGTGGCCGAGCGTGTGAAGAAGACGCTCTCGACTGCCTCGCAGGCCAGTCTAGAGGTGGATAGCCTCGCCGAGGGCGTCGACTTCCAGATCACTTTGACGCGTGCCAAGTTCGAGTCGCTGTGCGACGATCTGTTCCGGAAGTGTCTACAGCCGGTCGAGCAGGTGCTGAAGGATGGCAAGCTTTCCAAGGCCGATATTCATGATGTGGTTCTCGTGGGCGGCTCATCGCGCATTCCGCGTGTCCAGGCGCTACTAAAGGAGTATTTCAATGGAAAGGAGCTGTGCCAGAGCATTCATCCGGATGAGGCGGTTGCCTATGGTGCAGCAGTACAGGCGCATATTCTCAGTGGCAATAGCAAGAATGATGCCGCAAGCGAGCTGCTCCTTTTGGATGTGGCCCCGCTGAGCCTGGGTCTAGAGACGGCCGGCGACGTGATGACGACGCTGATTAAGAGGAATACGACGATTCCTGTGAAGAAGTCGCAGGTGTTTTCGACCTACGCGGACAATCAGGTTGCCGTAGATATCAAGGTGTTCGAGGGCGAGCGGCAGTTCACGAGGGACAATCGTCTTCTTGGCACATTCCGTCTGGAGGGCATCCCGCCGGCTCCTCGCGGTGTGCCCCAGATCGAGGTGGTATTTGATATGGATGCCAATGGTATTCTAAATGTTTCGGCCGCTGAGAAGTCATCGGGGAAGTCGCAGAAGATCACGATTACGAATGAGAAGGGCCGCCTGAGCAAGGAGGATATTGAGCGGATGGTGGAGGAGGCGGAGAAGGCGGCAGAGCAGGACAAGGAGGCAATGGAGCGCGTGACGGCCAAAAATGACCTGGAGTCCTATCTCTATAACGCGCGCAACTCTCTCCGTGATAATAAAGATAAGCTGGATGCAGAGAGTGTGGAGAAGGGGGAGGCCGCCCTGAAGGAGCACATTGAGTGGCTCGATACTCATCCGGGGGAGACGAGGGATGATTATATGAATCGCAGGGTCACGGCGGAGGAGGTGATTCGCCCCATTCTTGGGAAGCTACAGGGAGCTCCTGAGATGCCTCCTGAGGAGCCTCCTGTTGCGCCGAAGATAGAGGAGGTCGATTAATGCTAGGGATATTAGAACCTCAAAAAAATATGAAATACTCGTAGTGTTTCATATTTTTAAGACATCAAGAGCCCCCTAAGCAGCCCCCCTCCTTGCCTTAAATGCACTTCCCACGGATTGGCTGACGGCGGCCCCACTTGCAGTGGCCCAGTTCTCCCCCCAAGCCTTAAAGATTTGGCTGATACCACGGGCGGCCTTCATGAGCACTTTCCGTGCTGCATCCTCTGTACCGCTTTCCACACCAATACGCAGAAGCATTTCGTCCTTGAGAGGATGGGGCACCTTATATCCCACGAAAGTCGCCTCACCGGAATCGACCATATTTGCATCAATCCATGTTTGTAGGAGATTACCAAGAGTGTGGTCCTCACCTTGAAAGAGGAAATCGAATCCCTTCATACGTGCATCCGCCGGAAGCACTTTCACGTTTTCAGGCAGATCGCCTGCATCCACGGAAGCATACTTCGTGACCTTTTCCTGGATCACTTGGATGGCCCGCGCAACAATATAGGTGGGATTCAGCGGCCCGACACTTTCCACCACGAAATCGAAACTATAGGGCTCATTTTGTTCATTCACAAGGAAACAGCGGGATACTTCCATTGTTGCAAACTCGCGCTGGAGTTCCTTCTTTCGCTCCTCGCTCAGCTCTGCCGGATCGATCTTCTTATGGGTTACGAGCCAGTTATTGAAATACTCAAGACGGCGATCCGGATCAGTATCAAGCGTATACTTATACGAACACTGGCTTACGGGAATAAATCGGGCATTCTCACGACCAATACCGATGGTTGCCTTGGCGATAAAGTTGCATGACTCCGGCTCCTGATTGTTTACACGCCCCTTCAGCACTGCAAGGAGAGGGGTTGTTTGAGAAATGGGATCGGGCTGAAAGAATTGTGTGCTGGGAATCTTTAAAGGATCCTCACCCTCCCGAACTTGCATAATAGTAATATCACCGGCATTCACATCAATGGTATCGACGCCGGTATTGCTCACATTCAGCTCAAAGGTGTAGGCATCACTCTTCCACTCGAGAGGATTGGGAACATTGATAGGAAGGAGACCAATACGATGGGCCAGCATTTCATTACTCATGGGAGTGCTGTTTTTCTTGATTTGAACATCGGCGGTGGTGCCATCCTCTAGGATATCTGACCGGAAACCGATCGTCTCTACTTCCGTTAAAATGACCCTGCGAAGAGTATTTACGTAGGTGACATCCGTGGGAGCAATGGTAAATGTGATGCTATCGGCGGAGGGTTTTGTTACGGATTTGAAAATATCCACGGCGGTGGGAGGGGCCGGTGCTTTCTTGCGAAATTGAAAGCCCTTTGATGCTGGAGCTTGGCTTTGGGCTTGGCTTTGGGCTGGAGCTTGGCTTTGGCCTTGGACAGCAGCTTGTGACATTCCTATTAGTTCTTAAAACTTTCATTTATTCAATTTTAAGCCATGCGCGCGAAAAACGCTACTGCAGGTATTCCCTGTTATTATCAGGAAATGTCCGAGCAGACCCATCTCTGTTATTATAGTAACCGCTGTAAATGGTCGAAGGCATTCATTTCGGAACTTTCGCAGACACCATGGAAAGGCATGTTCCGTTATATTTGTGTTGACCCAACTCCTGGAAGACCTCCCCTTCCAGGATGGCTAAAGAAAGTCCCGACAATCGTAGTTCCCGGCGAAGGAGAGACGAGAACCGATTCCGACGTAATGAATTGGCTCTATGAAAAGAAAATGAAAGATGGCGGCGGCAGCTCATCAAAGCAACAGGGACACCAGGGCCCGAGCCCAAATTCATCGAATGATCCAGATGCCTATAGTTTTATGGAACAGAGTAGCTTTTCGAAAGGGTTCAGTTATAGTGGTGTGGATACCGATACATCGACACAAGGTGACGGCGGAACATCGATGCCCGGAGCATTTTCATTTCTCAATGGCAGTGCAGGAGTGGGTGATAAGACGCAGAATACATTTACAGAAACAATCAATGCAACCAATCGTCGTTCGAAAAAAGAGGAACTCTTTGATAAACAAATGGAGGCTTATCAACGTGAACGTGAAACGGGTCTACCAAGAACACCGGCGCGCATGTAACAGGGGTAACAAGGTCTAAAGCTATTCGACTATTTTCAATATAAGATGACTACATTAGGAGCATTTAATACACAGCTCATCCGCTTTTTTGAGGAGTTGTCGATGACCTATCCTGAGGAGCGCGATATCAAGAATGGTCTAGAGGCCATTCGGGCGGCCAAGAAGATCAATCCCAAGTTGATTCTGGATCTCTTTTGGGACAATGTGTGTAAGGACCTCGATGAAAAGATTCAAACAGAGGATGCCGAGTACGTGATTCAATATGCCAAGGATAAGATTGCAAACAAGTATAATGAAATGTCCCCTGCCCTCATGATTTTTGACCGCCATTGGAACAACATGACCCACGAGAATCAAACTGCAATCTGGAATTATCTCAAGGTCCTCTGCATTCTTTGTAAGAAGGCGCGCGATTCCGGTGTAAAACATTAAAGTAGAATAGAATGGAACGCGAAGAAGAAGGGTTTAAAGGCGGCGGTGGGGGGGGGGCGGGCATCGGCTCCTCTATCGCTAGCAACTCCGGCGTGATGTTTCATACTGGAGCAATCACCCAATGCTCCTCTACAGACCAAACATTCTTCTGTTCCTTATCACGCATTGTTGGAATCATAGGGTATATCATCTTTCTCATTGCCATCGTGTATATTATATATATCTTTGTGTGGCCGTGGGTCGCCGAGAAGCTGGGATTTGGTAAACGCGGTGCAAGAGGCCGCCGTGGAAAATAAGGGCGTAAAGAATATGTTTTGAGTATTCCAAGAACTAAGAAGAATGACAACACCGGATGCATCTGAGTTGCTTCCAAGATTTCATGAGAAGTATGTGGAATTTGCAAAAGATCTTATCAAGACCTTTCCCGAACTTTCCACGGAGATTAATGCTGCAATTGAATTGCCCGAGGAAGAGCGGGTGGCAAATTACACGAAGGATGTGCTGACTACCGCCTCCGTTAAGGCCGATCAAACAAAGACACCTGGCAAGGTTCTCCCCGGCGTGGAGATCAGTCCCGAACTTTGGGCCACTGCAGGCAAAAAGACCCGGGCGGCCATCTATGAGTATATATCGCTTCTCAATCTATGCATGGCCTTTCAGGGATCTGGCGAGTTTACAAAGGAGTGGGCAGACAATATGATGCGCGATGCCCGGGCCTCCATGAACAAGCTCGATTTTGACAGCATCTCGAAGCTAATCTTCAAAACATTCGGTTCAAAGGAGGGCTCCACCGACGCTCTCCCCCCTCTTCCGGAGCGCTTTCTAAAGGGAAAGCTGGCCAAACTCGCCGAAGAGATGGTCAAGGAGTTTAAGCCCACCGATTTTGGAATCACGAAGGAGCAGCTCGAGGCGTGTGAGCGCGACCCCACGCGCGCCTTCGAAATTCTCATGTCGGCCTCGATGATGGACCCGAATACTATAAAGTCTGCCATGATGCGTGTAGGAAAGCGTCTACAGGAAAAGGTGGCGCGCGGGGAATTCAAGCCTGCCGAGCTCGTGGCGGAGGCGGAGGAACTCATGAAGGAGTTTCAGGAGCATCCCGCCTTTGTGGAGCTCATGGAGACCTTTCGCAACGCCTTTAACTTCAGTGATATGGAAACGGCTCGGGCAACGGGACATGACAACGAGGGCCGTCTTTCAAAGGTGCGGGAGCGTCTACGAAAGAAGCTCGAGCAGCGTAAAAAGAAGTAATTAGCCGCATGTGACGATAGTAAAGAAGTTAACACATGTATTTGTTAACTTCTCTACTTACAGGTAGATGAATACTGCATCATTATGTAATCCATATATATGGGAAAACCCCCTTATAATATTTCAAACGCAGTTTTTTTACAGCACCAATATGACATGTTTGAGTGAGCTTGTAAATCAAATTATGCTTGTTCTCATTATATCGGCTATCGCTGCATATATTCTCTGGCGTTCAACCAAAATGTATTTACCACTGGTCGCCGTGGGTCTATTTGCCGCGCTTGTCATATATCCCTCCGTAAATTCCAGTATGTCCATTCGAAAACAATATGAGGCCTTTACCCCGGCCATAATTGGCCAGAACACTTACGCTCCAGGGACGGGCTATGATCGAACGATGCCCACGTCTCGAAACCCCTTTATGAATGTTCTCGTGGATGAAATCAAATATAACCCGACACGACCGAAAGCGGGTTCTGTTATGGATCCGGATATACAAATCACTATGGATGATTATTTTAGAACCGAGTTCAATCGCGATCCCACGGATGTCTTCGGTAGAAATCAAAGCCAGCGCCAATTCATAACAATGCCTTCCACCAGTATTCCCAATGATGTTGACTCCTACCAAAACTGGCTATATAAGATACCCGGTAAAACTTGCAAGGAGGGTGGTCCTTGTATCCCCGGAACAGACGGCGGGGTATTTCCATGGATGAATGTGGATTCCGTGAATTCTTAACGCGACGCCTTTCGTGTCTGGGTTTTTAAATAGGGTCCGGCAGGTTTTTTACAGGAAAACCGCTTCAAAGTTTTCCCCCTTGTTTGAAGCACACTGGAAACGCATATCGCCACTGCTGCCTGTTCCTTTGTAGAATGCGCGCGAGGCTTCACCGACTTTCTTACCTTTTTAATACACCGACAGAATTTCCTACTGAGTTTCATCTATTTCATATAAATAAAAAACCGGATATGATGACAGAAAGATGCAACTCAATCGCCTAACTCACACGCGCGATGATTCGTGCGGACTTGATCAATATTTCAAGCAATCCATTGGTCCCGGTAAGTATGTGACGACGAATCTCGTGCAGGATGCAAAACAGGTGAATCCTCTTGCAGTTCAGGAATACATGTTGTATCCTCGTGAGGGATTTGGTCTCAATAATGCCTCGATTGACTCCGACTCCGTTCTGCGCAACCAGCCCGAGTTCAAGAGCAATCGCTGCCTGATTCGTGCACAGGCGCGCCCCTTCCTCTCCGTTCCCTATATGGGCGGTGGTCGTGGAAATCCCGATGTGGAGAGCCTTCTGCTTCACAGCGAGCAGGTGCGCGAGGGCAAGGAGTGTGGCACGATCACGGAGATGGGTTTCGATGGTGTATTCACCCCGATGATCCCGAATTTGAAGGAGAATATACAGAATTCCAATAATCTCATTACAGAAGATGCCTCTCCTGGGTGGATTCGCGGCGGACTTCCCAGCCGCGCCTATATCCGCGATGTGAATTGTTAGGCACATGTCAATACAGCTTTAACACTTAATTTCATTGCTCTGCAATCAAATTAAGTATTAAGCGGTAATAGAACTATGGCATCGTTGACAGAGGCATATGATTCTATAAATAGGGCTGCCCCCGTGATTGATGCAAAAGAGAATCCTCAAATGTATTCACGCTTCTCCTATGAAGTGGAGCATGAAAAGGCGGCTCGGCATATGCTCGGCATCGTGGGAGGAAATGAGGTCTCCTTGACAAAAACAAATTGGCCCGATATCGAGTCGGATCTAAGAGGAATCACCCGACCGAATTCCGATTGCACCGAGCGCCACCATCTTCCCACAAAGGCCGCCGTCATCGTTCGCTCCAATCCAAAACAGACGATCGAGTTAGACACGACGCTCCGCCATTTGAAACCCGTACAAATGATGGCCTACCCCTCCGTCATAGGTCCGGTTCCACTTGTAAAGGAAACATGTGGACAACCACAAAAATATTGATGTGTCCTATCAGAGAATGTCGATTAGTGTAAAACAACAAGCACTCACACGAGGGAAGTTCGATGATTTTCACCAAATGGATGATATGCGCATCACAAGTTATGCTCTCCGGTATTATATTAATCCCCCGGCCGCGAATTGTCCTACAAGTTTCCCTGTAAATGCCACGACTCGTATTCAAAAGAGTGGAGCGAGTTGGGCAAGTGGACAATGGAAGACCGATGTCGAGTCGGATCTTATGGGTATAAATCGCTTTGGAAGCCGTGTAAAGACGGATACTCTCTATAATCCGGTGACCAATCCTATGAATAATACGCCCTATGAGGCCGCTCCCGACGAGACCTTTCCACTCGTATTCAATCGTCTCAATAATCCGCCGTGCACACTACGAGGCACCGGCTGGAATCGCTGGCAAGCACTCCCTCATCAGCCGCAGCTGACCTTTGAAACGCCGTTTGATCATTTCATACCATCCAAGTTGCTCGATAAAGAACGATGCAAAACTCACTGATATGAATAGGATAAATGGAAGCTGCCGCCCTATTTGCTTTAGGAGGCCTTGGATACATTGTATCACGGCTGACAAGCAACAAAGAACCCTTTCAGGATGCTCCTTATTCAAATGAGAGCGAGCCCTCTCTCGAGGAACAATATACCACGCTGACGGGTGATAAACCACCTCCGTCCGAGCCCGTCAAAGAGAAACAACAGGGACTCATGTCCTCCTATCCGGCAGTGCCGACCCCTGTGGGGGCCATGAATCCTTCCCCCGAGCCACTCGATAGTTCGAGCCCCTCCGTCGCTCTAAACCCCTCTGGATTCGAGACGAAGCCGACCTATATCGAGAATGATTACGTTACGAGCGAGCTCACGGGAACACAGATAAAAGCTGGCGAGTTCACCCACAATAACATGACACCCTTTTTTGGAGGCCGTGTCAAGCAGAACGTGGCCCCGGATACAAACAGCGGCATCTTGAACAATTTCACCGGCTCCGGTGTTCATCAAATCAAAAAGCGCGAAGTGGAAACGATGTTCGACACGGCGAATACGCCCTATGGCACACCTTTTGGACTAGAGTCAAGCACAGATTTCATACAGAGCCGTATCAATGATCCTAGAAATCGGGCAGGTGAGCGGCCATTCGAGCCGACACGTGTCGCTCCCGCCCTGAATGAGGGCTTCGGTATTGCAGGAAAGGGTGGATTTCAGCAGTATGAGGTGAATCAATATATGATCGACAATCTAAAGCGGACGGATGATCTTCGTACGGCCGATAACCCGAAGCTGACCTATAACCAGCCGGTGGTTCCTGGGCAACATTTCATTGGCGGGGCGGCCCAAGATGCAGGAGAGGTTCGCAAGTATCGGCCGGATCGCTTTTACATTGATGAATCCGGCGAACGTTTCTTCGTCACTACGGGCGAGGTGGTCAAGGAGGCCACGCGCCCGGTCCAAGTGATGAAGCACACAAGTCGTCCTGAAACGTCGGCGGAGATCTTCGGCACGGCGGCCTCTCAGGAGTACGGCCAATCCTACGTGACTGGATCCTATCGCACGCCCATGGCACAGCAATATGGTGGTGCCGGCTTCCGCAATGCCGATATGACATCTTATACGACGGCGAATACGGATGCCGCCGAAAATGATTATGGCCGCTCGGCGATTGAAATGCGCCCCAATGAGCGAAATGTCACAGGGGAGCGCGTGATGGGCCTCAATTTAGTGCCGGCCGATACGGGCAATGTGACGATCCACTATACGGACCCGGCGCGGCCCACACGACGTGCAGAGGCGGAAACCTCCATACGCCAAACGGGCACGCCTGTTGGATATGCCGGAGGTGCCCCTGCAATCACGGTGTGGGACCCGAACGATACCGCCAGAACGACGATTCGCGAAGGGACGATCAAGTGGGACTACTTGGGAATATCGGCATCTGCCTCGGCGCCTAATAAACTCAAGGTGTATGATCCTGAGGATATTGCCAAGCCCACGCAGAAATCCCAGATATCCGCGAAATCGGATTACTTTGGAACACCGAATGCCACCAATAAGGATTTTACGAGCCACGATGCCGCGTATAATATGCGCACCAATCCGGTAAATGAACAGATCGCCAAGGGCCGTAGCCCCATTCATGGAAATGGCGGTGCACTTGCCGTATTCGATGGAAACATTCATCAAACCACCCGGAGATTGGACGGAGATTATGTGAATGATCGCACCAACGCTGTCAATCGCGTGGTGTCGATCCCTTCGGGCGTGGGCGATATTGGACAGGTGAAATACCGCGTGCCTTTGAAAATGGATGTGAGCCAGACGCGTAATAACCGGGAAATCCTCTCGGGTATTCATTCCAATCCTTTGATGGCGAGCCAGGATCTCACACGGAATGCAACCACTGATGATTTGCTGTATGAGGATTTCTTAAAGGGTATTTAACCGAAGGCTTAAGCGTGTATTATGAGTTGTATGTAAGATGAATCGAAATAGGTGGAAAGGCGCGCTACTGGTATGTGGCGAGCCTGGCACTGGAAAATCACGATGGATACGAGAGGAGGCTGCTTCCATGCGTTCGCGTCTTTTTCGTTGGAATACGCGAATTGATCGCTCACTTCGTGAGGGCCGCGAAATACTTCATCAACAGGTTCGTTCCAAAGAACCTCTTGTTGTTTGGATTGAAGGCGCAGACGATTTGACACAAGAGGCCCAGGCATTTTTACGGCGTATTCTGGAAACGGCATCATCCAATGTGACATGTACACTTGAAGTCCGGGAGATTTGGAAAATGTCGCCGCCCATTTTATCCCGTTGCACGATCGTTCCTATGAAATCGAATTCATCCTTTCGGCAACAACACAATGTTCGAACGGCGGTGACCTTTGGACTTTTGAAACAAACACAATTCCCGAAATTGAATTCGTGGAGAGATATTCCGGCAGCCCGCGCAAACGGCCACGACCCCCATGATTTGATTGAACAACACATATTGTCCGGTGATATCAATAAAGAGGGTATCGAGGCAATCCGTGCTGTGGGTTCCGGATCCTCTCCTTGGATTCAACTTACGCAGTATTTAATGCGTTTAGAAATGGAGAGAGAAGCTGAGAAGTAAAACTAGTATGGAAGTTGCTGGAGATGGTGTGAATGTGTATGCAGATGCAAAAGGGGAATACACACGCCAGCTTTGTCAATATTTGACGCCTGCCCTACACAAGTATTTCCTCGATATGCTGGAAAAGGCGAAACAGGCGGAAGATGCTACAAAGTATTTAATCAACTTCCAAACATTACTGGAGGGAATTGCTGATTGGAATATCGACAAGGTTCAGCGGGAAACACAGCATATTGCTATCAATACGCAGTGCGATTACTTGGAGGAGTTACTCACGGCCGTATTTATTGCGCATACGAAGGTCTTGTCAGCAATCCGTCTCACGAATAAGAATCGTAAACTGCAGATCACAATTCCCAAAATGGATCATTTTTTACACCGGACATTACGCGAATGTGCTCGTCTCCTATGGGCGAATGCTTTCTTGTTTTCCACAGCGGGAACAACGTTCGAGCGGCAGAAAAACATGAGAGAGATCGAGGGTCTCATAAATGATGGAATCCTTTTGGGAATACGGACGATGTTGCCGGTGAAAAGTATTTTGCGGGAATATTTGTCTACCGAGGAAAGTGATACGGAAGAAGAGGAGGAAGAGGAGGAAGAGGAGGAAGAGGTCAAGGAAGAAGTCAAGGAAGAAGTCAAGGAAGAGGTCAAGGAAGAGGTCAAGGAAGAGGTCAAGGAAGAGGTCAAGGAAGAAGTCAAGGAAGAGGTCAAGGAAGAAGTCAAGGAAGAAGTCAAGGAAGAGGTCAAGGAAGAAGTCAAGGAAGAAGTCAAGGCCGAGCCAAAGCCCGAGCCAAAGCCCGAGCCAAAGCCCGAGCCAAAGCCCGGGCCAATTCTCAATTTCGAAAACCAAGAAATGGAATTTGTTGATACCGACTCATTTGAAATAAAAGAAGATGATATTTTGAGCGGTGGAATTGAATGTGATGAATTGCCCGCGTAAATTTATAGAGATGAATTCCTGCTTTGCCACCAGAATGTCCGAAACTTCGTACCCCATGTGGATTGGACCCATTTTAGGTGGTCTTTCACTTGCAACACTTTCTGGAGGAAGTATATATTACATGGATCATAAACTACCCGAAACAAAAATTCTTGCCAGAGATTTTGTTTTGGGTGCTGTTCTCTTTTTGATTATCATGCAAGTTCTACCTGAATCCACTTCCCAGCTAATTCAATTTGCATGTGGTCTTGTAACTTTCCGGATGCCCACACTTCCCAAAATGATGGGTGGTGCCGAAACCACCTCTCCGGAACTCATCTCCGCTGATCCTGAAGTAAAAGTGGGTGTTCCCAACTTCTAACAAAACAACGAATACACTTTTTGATTCGAAGGCACCTGCTTTACGCGGTATCTTCCAAATATCGGGTCAACAATTTGCTGGCATGGTATTGCCACATGTACAAATTCTGCAATGTGTTTGTACAAGTCAAATCCAGGAAATCGCTCCGTTCCATTCGGCTTAATAAAGACATTCTGGCCATTATCATCAATCATCATGCGCCATAAGAAATTATAGAGATCAGACGTTGTCTCGTATATTTCTAATCCCGGCTCCTTGCTCAAAATCCGCGCCTTCTTGCGTTTTGCCGGTTTAACTTTGAAAATCCCATCAATAATACTCACCGCCAAACGACACAAATCAAATGAAAAGTTGGGCCGCACCTCCTTATCAAAACTCTGCACAAGAGGTTTGAATGCGTATTGTCCCTCAGCATCATTCCCCATCTTAAAATCGTCGCTGATAAACATATGGCCATTCACACAAAATATAGAACGGCCGAAATCAATAATCCGGAATATTTTACCATATGTGGGAACTTTGAAATACGTATCATCATTTGTCTTATAATATAAGTGCGTCAGCTCCGTTTTGGTCCACACAATATTGTTTGTATGCAGATCATTGTGTGTAAATCCAATGAGCGTTTGAAGGCAAGAAAGCGCCGAAATCACCTGAAACATCCACGCCGTCCATCGATTTTCCCAAGGATCCGTCCCAGGCTCCGCCCCCGTTTCCTCCGTATTTTCAAATAAATCATCCATCGTTCCCGTATTTTTCTCTGTCAAAATCAACATCACCGGATAATTCGACATCTCGGCATAAATCTTATAGGGTAACTCGCATGATTCATCATCATCCATCGAGGATTCCGTTGTTTCACTACCGGTTTTCTGTAAAATCATATTCTCGTCGGAAAAATCATCCAGTGTCACCTCCTCTAAGGCAGATTCCTCCACGTTTTCATCAATAATATCATTGTCTAATTCGGCCGTTCCACTACTATCACTCGTATATTCACACAAGAGTTCATCTAATTCCTCTTGTGTCACGGGCTCGCTCGAATTATCGGCATATTGAACTTTACACTTAAATACCCCGCGATTATAGCCATTCCAAAACCACCTCTCGTGACGATAAGAGGCGTAGTCCTCCGTCAAATTGTATAAATACGTCTTTGCCAATGCACAGAAACTACCATAGAACATATTGAAATGGGGGCTGATGTCCTCCTCCCGAATACGACCCACCACATAGGAACATATCGTTTCAACATAGGCCTGATTTCCCGGATCCTGTAGTTTTTGACACGTGCTCATCCAGCTACGATGGTGCCAGGGCAGTCCCATATTTTTAGGAAGACCATACTTCCCCTGTATCCAATGAATGGGGTCCAGCAAGTGTGTGACTTTCATATAGACCGATTTCGTGTCCGTTGCAAGAGATCCCGATGAATCGATATTTTCCTCTAGTTTTACATTACAGGGGCCGGATGTTCCAGAACAATCAATGGAAGTAATTCTCCATTTCGTATCCATCCATATTTCATTATCATAGGTCCGCTTGGCAATACGGAAAATTTTCGTCAGCGTTGGAAAAAAGGTCTGTAAATGTTCGTATCCATTTACGTGGAGTAAATCAGGTGAAAGCCGCCCCATCCGGAAACGAGGCCTGGGCAATTCTATCCCCCGGAGTTCAGGTGTCGCCATTCTTGCTCTAAGACAGATTGATGTCTCCGCCAAAAAACGCAAAATTTAAAATATTTTCTAATAGTTATCAATGGCGGCAACTGCACAGGTAAATTTCAATATCAAGAAGTTCGACATGAAGAGAATTCCCCAAGATGCCGTAGTTATTTTTATTGGCCGTCGGCGCACGGGAAAATCCACTCTTGTGCGGGATTTGCTATTTCACCATCAAAATATGCCTTTGGGAACAGTGATCAGTGGAACAGAAGAGTCCAATTCCTTTTATGGCAAAATGATTCCTCCGCTGTTTATCCATGGAGAGTATAATCAGGTGATTTTGGCAAATTTCGTGAAACGCCAGAAATTGATGATGGCGAAAATTCAAAAGGATATTCAAGTAAATGTGAAGTCGAGAATTGATCCCCGTTCTTTTATGATCTTGGACGATTGTATGTACGACGATAGTTGGACCCACGATAAAAATATCCGCTATCTTTTCATGAACGGCCGTTGGTTGAAAGTGTTCTTCCTGATCACTATGCAGTACCCGCTCGGTATTCAACCGGCGCTCCGTACCAACGTGGACTTTGTCTTTATTTTGCGTGAACCCTATATGAACAATCGTAAACGTATCTATGAGAATTATGCCTCCGCCTTCCCCTCTTTCGAATTTTTCTGCCAAATTATGGATCAGTGTACACAGAACTACGAATGTCTCGTGATTGACAACACGAGCCAAAGCGCCAAATTGGAAGATACGATTTTCTGGTACAAGGCCGATATACAGCCCGATTTCCGTATTGGAGCCGCCGAGTTCTGGCAACATTCTGCCGCCTTTTATCGGGATAAGGAGGATGAATTCAATCAGCAATATGATCCCAATGAAGTGAAGCGCCTCAAGGGACCCTCTGTAAATGTGCGTAAAACCTGATTAGAATATAGAATGAAGAATACACCTCTTATAGTATTAATAGCGGCAATCCTTGTATTTAGTGCCGTATATTTTGCAATCTATATTGCCCCCCTAAACGCCCCTTTAGAGAATCTAATCAATCCAGTCCCCGTAATTCGGTGCGGCACGGATCTTCCGGCATGTGTGACACCTCTTCGATGCGGAAACGGATTCTGTATTTCACAGGGAACGACGATGCCGATTGAATCGGCACCCCTTCCCGTATTGCCTCGTTAAATTTCTACGGAATATAATAGAATGGCAAAGGATATGAAAATGATATACAGATTGCTTGGGCTATTTGCCGTATTGGTGGTCGTTGTGGCCCTGCTTCCCTCCCTGAGACAGATGTATGCCCCCGTATTCCCCGAGGGATTTCAGGATCTGGCATGCTCGCCGAATAAATGCGGAGAGGGGGAGTTCTGCAATAACAATGTCTGTACAAAGCGCGGTCCTACAACGGCCGGATATTCGGGTGATCCTGAAGGCTATTTTAACTAGAGAGGCCTCTCATTTATTTTTTTATGATATGCTATAAGCACATCATAAAAAATTGAAGCCATTGAAGTCCCTGTCCGTATATCAATGGCAGATTGTCCCATATGCTGTGAAGCGTTAAGCACGGCGCGAATTGTCACGGAATGCGGTCATACATTTCATATAGGCTGTTTGACACGTTGGTATTCTACGAATTTTGCGCAGACATGCCCAATGTGTCGCAAAGAGCCAAATGAGCAGGATCGTGTTCATACGAGACCGCCACCTATGCTCACAAATCAAATGGTCAATGAATTCTTAAACCAAGTCGGGCAGTTGTCGGTTTTCGATAATATGAATATTATTTCGCATTATAATTCCAATATCATCCCTCGTTAATCCATCTTGTCCATTTTTCTTGCAATCGCGAGATCGGGCGGCCCCTCTGTGCTAAAGATGGAGTTCACATCTACCTGCTCCTCCGTCCCTGCCACCCCGACCTTTGCCTTCTTTGATGCCTCTAGAACCCGCGCGCGATTCTCCCGCTCGAACTCATCACGCGCCTCCTGGTTCTCCTTATACTTTTTCATGAGAGTGTTCAGCTGCTCCTCGGCATACTCCTGGTCCTGAATATCGGAGGGCTCCGGATCCCACGGCAGCCACTTTCCAATCTCCCCAATGAAAATGTTGTGGAGCGTATCGACCTTCTGCAGCTTCTTGGAACGGAGCGTGGCCTCCTCCTTCGAGTTGTATGTGCCGCGAATCTTCAGCCCACGCACACATGTATTGAAGTTATTCAGCTTGTAAAAGTCCTCCTCAAGGGGGGCCTTGTTCGTAAACATGAACTCCTCATACATCTCCTTCACCTTCGACTCCTTCAGTTCATTCTTGGTGGTCTTCACGTGTTCCTGAAAGCGATCCATCAGCTGATCAAGATGGGGGCGTGCATCGCGCAATGCCAGTGCTACGCCGCTCAAATCGGCCGCCTCCGCCTTATCCGCCTCGGCCGTGAGCCCATCATATACCTGCTTGAACTGGCTGATCAGGAATGCCTCAAATGATGCCACGCGTAAGGAATACTCGAATGACTCGAGAAACTTGGAAAACATGAAAACATCCTTCTTCTTGAGAACCTTTTCCGGGCTGAGAAAACTGAGTAAGCAATACTTCTGGCCAGGAATCTCCGGGTCTTCTGTGAGAAAATCTTCACGGGGCTCAGTAGACATTCGTATATGAAAATATATTCCTATCAAGTTTAAGTGGTCAAAAAATCTAAAGGTATAATATAAATGGACCCGGCATCTGTCATTGTGAATCGCGTAATTAAGTATCTGGTAGAGGGTCTTTTCGTAGCCATCGCGGCCATCTATATCCCGAAGCAGAGCCTGCCCGTGGGCGATGTTCTGTGCCTCGCGCTTGTTGCAGCGGCCGTGTTCGCCATTCTTGATGTTGTATCCCCCATGATTGGCCATTCCGCCAGACAGGGTGCCGGTTTCGGTAAGGGCGCGAATCTAGTAGGGTTCCCGATGCCGCGTTAATTTCTATACATAGAATATAAAATGGACCCCCAGGTATTTATACAGCGCGTGGTTGTAATGGTATTGCGGGCTCTCATAGAGGGTTTGGCGGTGGCGGTGGCGGCGGTGTTTATCGCGAAGCGCTCTCTCCCGGTTGCAGATGTAATAAAGGTGGCGCTGACGGCGGCGGTTGTCTTCCTGGTTCTTGATTCTAACCTCCTCTCCCCCGTGTATGGACTATCGGCGCGTCAGGGGGCGGGCTTTGGAATGGGTGCCAACCTGGTTGGATTCCCCATGGGGCGTTAAATGGACCGAATGAATTCCCATGATAAATCTGCGCAAATTTTTTGCCAGATTTTATCCTGTATGTATAACTTGTCGCGATTTTTCAAAAGTGGGAAACACGGAAGATATTCATCCAATTCCAGCAGTTCGCAAAATTTATACAAAACATACGAATACGAGAGAAAATTGCTCCGGCCCTTGGGGCAATGGCTTTGAAAAGACGGCTGAATTTCCTTGAACATGTAGCGCAGCTTTTCCTCCACTTCACGACTCATAACAGGGGCAGTTTGACCATTTAGACGATTTAATATGTGGGGAATATGCTCATAATATTTGTTGAATTTCAGCTTCTTTAGAATTTCCTTCGCCTTCGACGCCTTTAGTGTGCGATAGTCCATAATACGTTCCTTTTTCAGCTCTAGCACGATGGCATCATAGACTTCCTGGGGGATTTCCGTGCTCTCCTTGGCCTGGAATTGTGCAAGCCACTCATTAAAATGATTGATACGCTTATATGCATAATAACTGACCTCTCTGGGGGGGTCCTTGTAACTCGGCTTATCGGAATCAATCAGCACGAAATCCTGATATCCACATTGTGTGCATGTAAAGACGGCTTCATTCGAACTAAATGTCATCTCCGTGCCGCAATCGGGGCAGTCGCCGAATGTTTCAAATTCGATCTCATGACTGCCACGTGCATGCTGGGGGTCGATCTTCTGGAGATAGGAGTCCAATAGTTTATCCCGACACAACATTTCATTCTGTTGTTCCCCCACCAAGGATTTGGGATCATCCGTTTTTGCCGCGGTCTCGAGGGCTGCAAATATACTCCCCGGCTTCGAAACGGGGCGCTTCACAGGGCCGGCGGCACCATCTTGGATCTTTGCCTGAATATCATAATATTCGAATACGATCTCGCCCGTCTTCAAGTAATAATCATACATGGGCGCATTCTCATGGAGAGTCGAATACTCCTTTTGAATTCCATGAAGTTGCGCCGTGTAATCGGTTATCTCATAGGGCTGTGTGGAAGTTGATATATAGGTTTGTATGGTGCTTACTTGTCCTAAGAGGTTTGCCTTAGTTTGTTCCGTGTTTTGGAGTTTCTTCAGCTGGAACGTATGAAGAGCATCCAGGGTTGTTCGTGCCTCAGGATTACTACGCTTTGTAGGCTTTATATTGAAAAAAGCATTCCTTGCAGACATTCTATTGGGAAAGTATCCATTTCGTTTAGACCAACGAAACCGATTCGAAAAACTTTACTCCCCGGCGCATCCGCCGGATGAAAAATCTTCCTCTGCCAGAAAATTATTTTCTAAGGAAAGGGTATAAACAGAAATGACTGGTGGTGGTTTAATGCAGCTTGTTGCTTACGGCGCCCAAGACGTGTACCTGACGGGTAACCCTCAGATTACCTTTTTCAAGGTGGTGTACCGCCGTCACACCAACTTTGCCATGGAGTCCATTGAGAACCCCTTCAACGGCTCTCCTGGCTTCGGCAAGAAAGTGACGTGCACCATTCAGCGTAATGGTGACCTGATCCACCGCGTGTACCTCCAGGCGACGCTGCCCAAGGTGACGCTCCAGTCCGCGGACGGCTCTGGTGCGCAGTTCCGCTGGCTGAACTGGGTGGGCCACAACCTGGTGAAGAATGTGGAGATTGAGATCGGTGGCCAGCGTATCGACAAGCACTATGGCAACTGGCTGCACATCTGGAATGAGCTCACGCAGGAGCCGGGCAAGCAGGCG